GTGGTTATGTGGTATTTGTTTGATTGGAAATATTTTGGAAAACAATATGGTAAAATATGGTGTCCAAATACCCCATCTTTTAAGCATATAATTTCCAGTTCTTGTAATAATATGACTAGAACCTATACCACATTGACTATAAATCTTTGAGAAGAACTTTATCATAGCCACCACTTCCATCTTCTTTAGGAATCATTATATATTCTTTAATATCTTCTTTACTGACTTCTTGTGCAACTCTGTTGCCGTGATTATCATAGTTAGGTATAACAATTTCAGTATCAGCAAGATTAGTTAATTCATCAGCAAAGTCTGCGGTATATTCAACAAACAAGTTTTCTCCTTTTCCATACACCATATATCTTTCTAAATGTGCAAATAGTTGTACTGATTGTAATTCACCAGCACTATTGAATTGAAACTTATATGAATCTTTTTCGTGTAGTGTTTTGTCTTTAGAGATAGGCATAACCACATCAGACTTTAATGATGTTGCCCACGCCCATACATCATCATTTGTGCCTTGCACATATATGGCTTGAGTATTTTGTAATTCAAAGTTTGCATTACATATATCTGATATACGGTACACAGTAATCCCTGCACCTAAATTTACAATAGGTGTTGCTTGGTTGTGTTTATAAAATATTTCTATAGTCTTAGTTTGTGTATCTAGGTTATAAATATATCTCATAAAATCTGCGTCAAGTAATAAACTGTTTTGAAATTTACTACTGTCTTTATGGTCTTGTTCTACTGAGCATTGATGAAAAGTGATTACATTATCATCCATATTGACACCCCATATCATAATAGGGAATGGAAATGTTTCACTAGTAAATACATCAGTAACTCTTTTCTTTACTGCTATTGTTTCTGCATCTTCACTACCTGCCCAATAAACTCTATTGACTACTGCTTTATTTTCTATAAATGCTCTAAATAAAATCACGACACTGCTCCATAAATTGTTCCTGTTGCTGTATATGTTACTGAATTACCATTTAGATTGATAGCTTTTCCACCAGCACCACCTGTACCACCAGCACCTAAACTATTTCCAGATACTCCATTTGCACCATTAGCTCCAGCACTTGCTGTATTAGCACCACCATTACCACCAGCTCCTGCTGTTACTGTACTTCCAGCACCAGATGTACTGCCACCAGCTCCACCAGTACCTAACGCTGTAATACTTGAAGCATTACCAGCAGAGCCATTTACAGCACTTCCACTTCCAGAAAATGAAACAGAACCACCAGCACCACCACTAGCAGAAGCACGACCAGCACCAGCACCACCGCCACCAGCAACTAAATTTTCTGAGCCACCTTTGATAGGTATATTTGAATATGCACCACCGCCACCGCCACCACCGCCAGAACCACCTGAGATAGTTCCACCTGTGTTGTTTAAAGTAATACTATACTGTAAATTAAATGCTGTACTTCCAGCTCCACCATTTGCACCATTACCAGCAGAATTAAATCCACCGCCACCAGCTCCACCATCTCCACCGTGTCCAACAATCAAAGCATTATTGTCAATGGTAATAGTATCACCAGCAGTCCAACCTGTTCCTGTATCTAAAGCAACACCTGATGTGCTATAAATATTTGCATTATTTACTAAGGTTACATCAGAAATACCAGCAACATATGTACCACCTCTGTTATTAAAGATGTTATAGCCATTAGTATTAGCACTTATAGTTAAGGTAATAGATACTCTATTTGACGAACCATAAAAATCACCAATAGATATTTCACCAGATGTAGGTATAGCACCACCAGTACCTGTTGTACCAGATGGAACATTAGCACCACCAGCATAATATTCTGATAATGATATAGGATTGCTACCACCAAACTCTGTTTGGATATCTGATAATGATAATGCTCCTGAACTTGGTATTGCCATCTATTTTTCCTTTTTAAGTTCGTCTACTTCGGCTTTTAAATCTTTTATCGCTTCTATAAGAACACCTACTAAGTTACCATACGCCACAGACATATACTCACCTTCATCATGCACAACTTGTGGCATAACTTTTTGCATCTCTTGAGCTATTACACCTGTGCCTTCTCTACCTTCTCTAGTAAAAGTGACACCTCTCATATTCATTACTTTATCTAAAGCATCCGTGATTGTTTCTATATCACTTTTCAAACGTTCATCAGAAAATGCGGTTACATCATTATTAAAAGTTGCTGCACCTGCAGCGGACATATCTAAAGTCAAAGCAGTTATAGTTGAACCACCATCATTACCTTTAAAAATCATATCTTTATCACTAACAGCACTTTGAATTACAAAATCACTAGTACTATTTGATAATCTACCAATTTCAGTACCTGCATCTTTAAAGATAACATCTCCGCCATCAGCATCTAAATTAATATCTCCAGCTACATCTATTGTTAAGTTACCACTTGATAAGTCAATTTCTGTGCCATCTATTGTGATGTTGTCTACTGTTACTCCACCATTAGCTGTTACTGAAGTGGCTGTCACAGAATTATTAAAAGTAGCAGCTCCTGCAGCACTCATATCTAATGTTAATGCTGTTATTGGACTACCACCATCGTTTCCTTGAAAGATGACATCCTTGTCGCTAACCAAAGATTTTATGGTTAGGTTATCGCTATCCATGCTTACATGACCAACATTCGTACTACCATCTTTAAAAATAACTTCATCACCAGCAGCATCTAAGATAATATCTCCTGCTACATCTAATGTTAAATCACCTGAAGATAAGTCAATCTCTGTGCCATCAATGGTTATATTATCTACTGTCACTCCACCGTCTGATTGTAAAGATGTCACAGCAGTAACTGCATCAACAACATTAGTACCATCGTTATATACCCACATGGTTTTACCTGATGGTACTCCTATTCCTGTGCCACCAGAAGTTTTAACAGTAATCGTGTCAGCTGTGCCATTATTAATTAGGTAATTTTTTTGTATTGATGGAACAACTAAGTTTTGTGCTCCACCTGATGTACCTGTTAAATTAAGTCTTAAATGACGAGCTGATTGAGTTGCGTTTGAATCTGTCAAAGTAAGAGTTACTTGGCCACTTGAAAAAGGTACATCAACAGTACCTACGATTGCTTCTTCTAAAGCTGTACCTAAATTAGTATTAGTAGTTGTACCCCAACTACCTGATTGTTCACCTGTAGTGATTAATTCAATTTTTAAGTCTGAATATGTACTAGCCATTAAATTCTCCTATTAGCTTGATTGACCTGCTAATGGAACACTTGTTACGTGAATCTTGGTATGTTGCTTTCCATTCCACGCGGCACCACAGTCTGAGCAAGTTCCTGATTTATACTCTTCAGCATCTACAGTCATTCCACAACTGGAACACTCTAAATGTACCTCATACTTGCATTGTATTATACCATCTTTTAATTTTTTTGCTTCAATTATCATGCTGCTATATCCTTCCAATTTGGTGATTGATTAGTGTCTATTTGTACCCAATTAGGTGATTGGCTTGTACCAATATTTACCCAGTTTGCTGTCTGGTCAGTATCTATTTCACCCCATACTAATGTAAATCCATTAGTTTCACAAGTACCACTGACTCCTATCACATAAACATTTGCAAGTCCTGTAGCATCTGCTGTGCCAATAGCACCTGTGGCAGCTACACCCGTGACTGCTACGTTTGCATCAGCTGTAACTGTCTCTGAGCCTAGAGCAGTTGTTCCAACTACACCCGTGACTGCTACGTTTGCATCAGCTGTAACTGTCTCTAAGCCAATAGCACCTGTGGCAGCTACGCCTGTAACAGAAATATTATTATTTGTTACAAGAGAAATAGTACCTAGAGCAGTTGTTCCAACAACTCCTGTAACAGATACGTCAGCTTTAGCTATTACAGTAACTGAACCGAGATTTCCTGTTGCTTGCTCTCCCGTAACAGACGTATTAGCATCTGCTGTTGTTGTAGCACTTCCTAAAGCAGAGGTTCCAACAACTCCAGTAACAGATATATTAGCTTCAGCAACAACAGTGGTTGTGCCAATAGCACCTGTGGCCGATACACCTGTAACTTCAGCATTAACACTTATTTCACCTCCACCTAAAGCAGCAAAAGAATCTTCAGCAAAGGTGGTAATACCAAATGCCATATTATTTTCCTAATGGATTATCATTAATAATGTCGTATACTTTAGACAGTTCTCTTTCCATCCAAGCAGCTAATTTATCTTCCACTTGTGCCATATCTGAATCTAATCTATCAAGATTATCATAAATTTCTTTAAGTGAATCATTATTAAACTGCACTCGTTCTTCTACGATTGTTAGTCTGTCATTAAGTTGTCCTGTGTCGCTAGCTTCTATCTTACCTTCCATAGCCACTAAACGTGTGCTTAGGTCTGACATCCACCATACGAACCCACCTGCTGCTGGCACCACCGATAAGACTATTGTAAGCATCACTGCTGGCGAGAGCACCAATGTCTTGCTCATATATCATCTCCTGTGTCAAAGACACTGTTTCTTGTATTGTAATTGTTTGCGGTATTACTTGCAATCCAATCATTGTACTTACATCTATTTGTTCAAACCCTGTATTCTCTTTAGGAGCCTCAGAAACTTCAGATTTAGGTTGTTCAGACTTCTGTTCAACTTTAGATTTAGGCTCATCTTTTGATTCTGCAATCTCAGTTTCTTGCTTTGATTTGGCTTTTTCCTCTTCTTCAGAGCTTTCTGTTTTTTCAATTTCATCAGCTTCAGCAAGGTCTTCCTCCATATTATTTTCTTTTAATTCTTCTGGTTGTTCTACTACCTCTTCAGTTACTTCTGCAATTTCTTCTACTTGTATTTCTTGTATTTCTTCTACTACATCTATTTCTAATGGAGCTTCTGTAATGTCAGGTAAATCAATATCTACAGGAGGTAAGCTAGGTAAATCATTCATAGTTATATCTGTTTCAATCGGTGTATCTAAAATAACATCTGTTACAATTTCAGTATCTAAATCTAATCCTTGAATTACCGTAGTTTCTTCTATAACTACAACTTCTTCTACAGGTTCTATAACTTCAGGTTTGATTTCTACAATTGGTTCTATAACTTCAGGTTTGATTTCTACAATTGGTTCTATAACTTCAGGTTTGATTTCTACAATTGGTTCTATAACCACTGGCACAGGAGTTTCTGTCATAGTCAAATATAAACTAAGGTTATCTACAATAGGACCAAACTGTCCATCCCAGTTGCCTGTATCAATACCTGTAATACTAAAATTTATACTAGTATCGTCTGTCGTCCATGCATCGAGCGTTTGTGTAGAAAGACCATAATCTTTTGTGCCATCGTTGTAATCTAAGGTCTGCTCTAGATATAAGTTTTCTGTATTCGTGCCATCAGATAATTGTATGACTGCTTGTACTTTGTCATAATCTGTACCTTCACTACACCAAGCACCTGTCGCTTCATTGTTACAACCTAGTGCAGTAAAGTCTAAATGTATAGTATCAATATCATAACCTTCACTTAAATCTTCAATCGTTTGAGAAAGTGTTTTACCTAAGTCTGATGACCAACGTACCGATTGACATAGTCCAGATTCATTATAACAGTTACCCTCATATTGAATTTTATCTGAGTCCTCTACCGTCCAACCTGATAAGTCGCCTGTAGAGAAATCTCCGTTATCTAGTAGGTTGTCCGAAGTTGTCTCTGCTTGACTTTGGTTGACTAATGTTGATACGCATAGTATTAGGAGAGACCAAAATACGATTTTTTTCATCAATAATTCCTAGTTCTAAATATTTCTTTTTTGCTTCCTTTCCAACCAAACCATCTATTGGGCAAGGACTTCCTGCTGCCAACATAGCTTTAAATACTCTAACATCTTGACATAGGATAGCCGTTGCAGACACTTTGAGGCCCAGTTGAGCTAATCCTCGTGACAATTTCAGGCGTTCACAGTTCATGTCTCGTACGTGAGTACCAAAGCTACCAGAAAATATACCTGTACCTACAGCACCACTTCTTACAACCACACAAACATCATTGCCACTACCTATAGATAAGCTAGGACTTATAGATGAAGGTGGTGGTTGATCCTTATATCGAATAGTCGTCTCCGCAGAGTAAACTCTACTTGGATAAATAACACAAGTAATTATGACTAATCCAGTTAAAATAATTTTTAAAATTTCAGAATGCATTAATTATCTCCTAGCCTTTAGGATACCCATTTATTTATTCTCCAATCCGTCTTTTATCTCTAATCTTTCCTCAAGATATTTAACTTTGTCACTTAACTCTTTAATTGCTTCAATTAATAAACCATGAATTGCGTCATATTCAACGACTTTATACTTCTCACCATCATCTTGTTGTAATGGTAATTCTTTTTCTCGTACTGCTTCTGGTAATACTTTTTCTAATTCGTGTGCTAAAATACCAGCACTCTTTTGTCCGTTGTGTTTACGAGTAAATGTATATCCTGATAATTGATTGACTTTAGATAACGCATTTGTAATTGGTTCTACATCTGATTTGAGTCTTACATCAGAAGTTGTTGTTGAGTATGCAATTACATCTCCATCTGCATGAAAGTCTCCATTAGTTGCCATTCTAAAATCAAACGCATTAGATGTATAAAAATCTATATTAGCTGCTTCGGTTGTTTTAATTTGAAAAGCACCTGTACCTCTATGTTCTATTACACTAGTAGTATTAGCACCAGTATTACCTCTAATTAACCTTAAACCATAATCAGTGTAAGTAGCGTCACCTACAAGGTCTATGTAAGCATACCCATTACCACCACGACCTTTACCAATTTCTATATAACGACTTTCTGTAGTGCTTGCAGATAAAGCAACAGTACCATTAACATCTAAGGTTTCACCAGGTGAAGTCGTACCTATACCTACTTTACCACTGGAGTCAATCACCATTCTATCAGTACCACCAACTTTAAAATCTATTTGGTCATCTGTATCTGCTGTAATAGAAGTATCTGCATCTGCATCAAGTATTAATTCATTTCCATTTACATCAATGTTACCTGACATGGTAAGCCCTGCAAGATTACCGCTTGCGTCTAATACTGTTGCTTTACTAGCAGGTAAAGTACAAAAGACATCTTTAGTCCCAGCAGAAAAATTTACAACACTGTCAGAATTAGATGAAGAAATAATTGTAGTTCTAGCCATAGTAGAACTATCGGCCGATAGCGTGCCAAGTCCTACTTCAAATTCAGAACCACCTTGTAAAGCAATAGCATAATAAGTTGTATTACTATTACCGATACCTGATGCAAAAGTCTCAAATCCTGTTGCAGCACCTGCGAAAGTAATATCTCCTGTACCAGTTGTAGTAGTAGTCTCTTTGACCCTATCATTAACAACAAGTGCCATTTGAACCTCCTACTAAGCTATACGTATAATAGCGTTTGAAGCATCTGCTGTAGGGAACACTACTGTAAAATCACCTGCAGTAGAAGTTTTATCTCCACCAAAGTCCAATACTGCAACTGCTTTATTTGATTGAGTTGAATTATAAATCAACGCACCACGAGCTGTAATTGTTGCTGTAGTCCATGTTTCATCATCAAAATCTAAATAAGCTGTTGTACTTGATGATGTAGGAGCCACTGTTGTAAGGGCTTGTCCACCAGCAGAATATCCTGTACCTGAGGCTTCGTTAGTTACTGTATATGCTGTTGTTGTCGCATCTAAAGTTGCTGATGATGTATATAATGCTAAATAAAAAGTATCAGCAGTTGTAGCTCCACGAACTACTGTTGTACCAAAAGCATGAATACCGTTTAACAACTCAACTTTAAATGACGTACACATTGCTTGAGAAATTGCCATTTTATATCTCCAAAAGTTTAGTTAATTCAGAATGCCCTGCTTCATGCAGTTTATTCGCTATCGTTGTATGATTAGACTTTATAGCCTGCTTCATATAATGCACTAGAACTTGTCTAATGTTATCCTTATAAGCCAATGCTTGTTCTTTTAATAAAGGGTTAGCATCTTGACCTACATAAATTATTTTAGCAAGTGCTAATTCAGCTACTTGCTCAGGTGTCATACCTCCGTATGAAGTAGTAATTACATCATAGTCAACACCTTGTTTTATCTCTGCTACGTTATCCATTTCTTACAGGTATCCTCTCTTGTCCGCTTCTATAAGCATCACGTCTATTTTTACCATCTCCTAAGTTTTTCAATAACTGCATAGATTCATTATACTTGGTTGTGTACTGAGTTACCACATCTACGTCTTCTTTCATAAACGCAGCTGCTTCCAATAGTGCACCATAAAACAAAGCAGTATCGAAGTTATCCCCCAACCAAGTATTACCAGCAGTAACAATGCTTTCAGGATAATAGTAATAATGCAATTCAGCGGTGTAATTATCATCAGGAGTTGGACCTAAAATCATTGTTGTATCGTCAAATATACCATAGTATTCAGGCTTTGCATAAAACCCTGAGTCAGTGTCAGGGAATGCTTCTCTAACAAAGTTAACATCTTTATTTAAAAGGTAACTATATTCATTATTACTATCTATCACTGCGATACTAAAAGTAGACAACCAATCACTCGGTAGTGAAAAGTATTTGTTACCTGAAGTCATTGTACCTGTAGCATTTTTACGTAAGTCAGGTATTTGCACTGTATTGTAGATGCGTTGCTCTGCATTCTGAATAAATATATTTACATCAGTCGTACTATAATCATTTTCAGTGTACGATTTAATAGCTGCAACTAACTCTGTATAATTCATCTAATATCCTTACGCCATTGGGCCTCTAGCTTTTGTACCTTTTGTAGCTGCTCCATTACCACGAGTAACTACACCTTCAGATTTTACATCCTTTTCAGGATAACCTGCAGTGTTAGGCACAGCAACTGTTTCTGGCTGTTTGTATGATTGTGGACAACCTTTTCTGTCTTTGTTCATATTTCACTCCTAAGTTGTTGTAACAGTGACTGAACCTACTTGGCCAGTCGATTCTAAATTATCTTCTAATCCTTCTAAAGCTAAAGGATTATTAAGTCCTACTGGGTCCCAACCATACTGATAATCCCTTTGTTCTGTCAAGTTCCTATCTGGTCTAGGGTCTCTAACAGCTTGTGGGTCATCTACAGGATACATTCCTTGCATATTCTGTGGATGGTCTGGTTCCCAACACTCTTTACAAACTTTTATGTTTGTCTCTGTGGTCTTAATAAATAAGTCTTTTAATTCAGTTAACTTATATTGAAAACCACATCTATCACATTCTGCAATGGTATGTTTAGCTGATGCATATTTGCGTCCCATAACTTACCTCATATATGTTGTCTACGAGGGGCAAGTCTCAAGTCAGCTTTCTCTCTATCTTCAGTTGAAGCCAATAACCATTGTTCTTCATACTCTTGTTTTAAAAACTGAGTTCTATCACCTGCATTTGGTATCTTTAGACTTAGATAAAATGCTAGTCCTGCTACCAAACAAGGTAAAAATCTAAACGGTATATCTTGTGTATTCACACCATTACCTGCATCCTCAATTCGTTTTAGTGCCCAATAGACAAATGTATAGCTATCATCTTCTGGAGCTGGCCATACATTTATAATCGGTTGCGATACTTGTCTGTTTATCCACACCTGAATAGGTCTACCTGTTGCATTTTTATTAGGTATTACTCCATAGGTTGGTGCTGATATTCTAGTAATATTAATGTCTTGTTGGTTACTACCTGTCCCTGTTCTGATAACTTGTTCAATTAAATCAATCGTATCAGTAGGTAAGTTATAGGTAATAGTTCCTTCAGTGAGAGATACATTACCTTCTTCAATCGTCCATAGATTAACACCTCTGTTAGCCCACTCTGCAGTAAGTAAATTTAAACTTCTACGGGCTGTACGTAGGTCATATCCTGTACGTAATTCTGCACCACATCTTTCAAATGCTTCTTCAACTAATTGGTTTAAATCTAAGTTAAACGTTGTTGTTCCTGATGTCGCCACTATACTATCCTTCCTCTTGTTCTGCCACGTTTAGCAATTCCATCACCACGATGGGCTTTAGCTTTCTTTACTTTACCGCCTTTTTTATATTTCTTTATAACTTTTCCAGTAGCATTATCTGTAAGAGTACCTTTAAACGAACCTGGATTGTTTAATATTCCTTGACCTGCTAATTTAAGTAAGTAAGAATTTCCAATGTCAGGGGTTGCGTTTACTTGTGACATTTTTGAAGCCATAGCAAACAGTCTAGGATTATTACCAAAAAATCTTGATAGGTCTTTTACATTTAACGCTTTTTTATCTTTAGCCATTATGTTTTCTTCCTTCTCCTAAGTGGTGCTACTCTACGTGGTTTTCCAGCTGGTTGCCCAAGTCTTTTCTTTTGAGCAATACGCTTCTTCTTTTGAGCTGCCGTCATTTCTCCTGATGTTTTAGGAGTTTTACTTGACACTCGTTTACTAGGTCTGCAATAAGGTGTACCACGTTTCTCACCTTTTTGACGACCACAGGCTTTGCCTGTTCTTACATCCTTCCAGTCTTCCTTAAACCATCGCTTTAATGCAAGACCTTTTTTCGTCTTACGAACGGCCATTACTTTTTACCGCCTCGTTTCTTCCTGCATTTAGCAATCGCACCAGAAGCATAAGCACTAGGAAAAACTTTATATTGTGCTTTCACCTTATGATAACACGCATCTTTAACACTACCACCTTTTTTAAGGGCAATAGGTTTTTTCATAGCTCTTCCCATTCCACGACATTTCATCATATTTACTTACCTGCTCTAGTTCTACCACGCATAGCTATACCATCACGCTTACACTTAGCCATACCACCGTGTTTCATACCTTTAGCTTTTTTGTGTTCTGAGTCTTTCATAAGTTTTCCATCAGGCATATAATGCATTCCTTTAGGTGCTTTCTTTTTAGTCATACCACCTTTCTTCATATAACCCATCTTATTACGAACTTCTGTTGGTAACTTAGCTAGACCTGGATTTTTTTGTTTATCTACAGGTTTCATTACACCATTCTCCCTTTTGTTTTACCGCGTACAGCACATCCATCACGTCTACTAACTTTACCGCCTGACTTCATCATTTTAACTTTACCACCATAAGCCATTTGACCCATAGTTCCTGCAGCATTTCTTTTTACTATTTTTTTCTTACGTTGTAAATTACCAGCGTCTCCTGGCATACCACCCATCATACCACTTCTACCAACTTTAGATTCACCCTTAGCTAATGTACGAGGAGGTGTCATACCTCTGTTACTAATCTTAAGAGGACCTGTATTGGTGCTCATGCCAAATTTCTTTTTAAAATTACTTATATCACCTTTTATACCTTTGATTTCTTTTGAAAAAAGTTTCTTTTTCATAGAATCGCCTTTTGATTTAT